GAATCTCGTGTTTGTCACACCATTCAGCCATAGTATTTTTGGTACTTTTGCTCACCTTCTGGTTAGGCTTCATCAACACAAAGATTAACTCCTCGTTCTCCGCGAGACACTTGTTGATTGATCTGTACTTCTGTGTGTCCCCAGCCCTGAAGTAGCCCTTGCACTCAATGTAGTACACTCGTCCGTTGAGTTCGTACACGAAGTCTGGGGTGTACTTCCGCTCGATCCTGTAGTCGATCTGACACGGCTCGTAGCTAAAGCCAACTGGTTGTAACTGCGTTGCGACATCTTTCTCAAACTCCGATCTGAAGTTACCCAGTTTGGATTTCCGTGACCTTCGGTTCATTGACTACCTCTGTTAAGTATCTGGGACCACTTGAGTACAGGAATGTTCTTACTCCGGGCCAGCAAGTATGCTTGTAGGGACAATAGGAACAGCCAACAGCTAACTTTTGATTTCCACTTTTGCCATCTGGTACGACTTCGTGGCAGTGCTCTGGTGCCTCTGGCTGCTCCACTAGCTTTTTTACACGTTCGATCTGCTCCTCTATGTCAAATGAAATCTTGTCGTACACGGGTGCCTGTGTGTCCTCAGAGTTGTACATGAGGTACGTCAGGTGTCCGTTCTGCTTGTCCATTGCTAGCCAACCGAATTTGGTTTCTCCTTCGGAATGTGCGTACCCTTTAATTTGAGCAACGTACCCAAACGGGTCATCAAAAGCCAGACTTCCGTCCTTGAATTTTTTAAACCCAAAAGTGGACACAGACTTAACATCAGTGACAACACCATCAATCTTGCAGTCCATGTGGCCCGTAATGCCGGATACTTCACACAGCTTTTGCTCATCCGTTACCTCGTGTCCTGACAGCTTAGTGAGAAACAGAAGCATCTCTTCGATCAGGTGCCCGTACATAAACTTTACGTGTGTGTTAGGGGTCATCTCCTCTTTTACATCTGGGTTGTTCACGGCGTTCCAGAGGTAACGATCATCACGACCAATGTTGGACATACGCAACAGGCGTCCGTCGTTCCGTGGTTCAGTAAACAGTTTAGTCATAAGCTGCTTACAGTTTTCACCAAAGTTTTCTATCTCGTCGTACAGATCGACGCCCTCTGGTACTTCTTTACTGACAACAACTTTGTAGATGTCATCAACTAGCGAGTATATCTTGTTCATTTATGTTGCTCCATTAGTTCAGCTATGGCTGACTGTGCTTGCTCTGGTGTGCAGTTGAACCACTCACCCTTACGGTCAAAGGACTTCTCCAGTAGAGCGTGTGCCTCTGACTCAGCAGACCGTCGGTCAGTCACAGACCAGCAGGTGAACAGCGCGTAGTCCCTGAAGGGTGACGATGTTTGATACCCATTGAGTCGGTCCTCTGAGTCCACAGCCATACCTACCTTGACCCACTCAGGGAAGTTAGGGTTGGTAATAATGTACACCTGTCCCTCACGGCTCAGTTCGTACTTCGCAAGACTGCTAAAGGCCGCATCTTCAAATGTCTTATATCTTCCCGATTTATATAAAGCGTGTGTTTTTGGTATATATTTACCATTGACCCACATTCTATTTCCATTGGACCTATCATCATGTTCTTTATTGCATTTTTTGCACTGGGTTCTGTTTAATTTTTTCCAACTCAGCTTCCAGTTTTTGTCTGTCAAGACTACACCGCACATATTACAATTCATTTTAACCTCCTTAGTGAGTGTCAGCCCAAGTTGTTCCCACTTGGTACTCTCCGTCGAGTGGACATCTGAGTTCAAAAGAAATGCCAGCCGCCTTGATGCACTCGACTGCGAGCCAGCCGAACTTCTCTGCTTGTTCTGAAGCCACCTCCGATTGTATTTCGTCATGTACGTTCCCCACAAACTTGTAGTCAATCCCATGCTGAGTAGCGTAGTCATCAAGAAGGACCAAAGCCCTCTTCATAATGATCGCACCAGCCGCCTGTAGCAGTGTGTTTAGTGCACTATGCTCTGATCTGACCCAGAGCTTTCTACCGTCGAGTCCTCTGAGATAACCCTTCCTAGACGCCTGTCCAACTCGCTCTCGTAGAGTTTCAAGAGCAGGTGTATTTCGTAGAAAGCGTGTCCTAAGTTCATTGCCATCTCGCGCTGTTCCTCCGACGATGCTTCCAATTTTTGCATCTCCTGCTCCGTAGAGGAAAGCGTAGATGAAAGTCTTTGCCTGAGGTCTTGTTGCAAGTCCTGCAGCAGTTTGATTTCTGGTGTGAATATCGTCTCTAAGCAAGACATTTGTAAACTCCTCGTCGCCCATGTAGTGAGCAAGCATCCGTAGTTCTAGACCACTGGCGTCAACACCAACCAGCTTCCGTCCTTCTGGTACAATCCAACAGTTACGGCAGTCCTCTCCGTACTCAGAGTTCACTGACGGAACCTGTGCCATGTTGGGACTCTGGTGTGTCATGCGTCCTGTAACTGCACCGTTCGTTGTAACCCTACCGTGTACTCTGCCATCGTCCTGCACATGTTCCAGCCACGAGTTTACCTGTGCGTACCGCTTTTGCAGTAAGAGGTATTCCAAGACTTGTGCCGCTTCGGGTACATGGTTATTCTCTTTAAGCGTCTTCTCATCAACCATCGGTTTGCCTGTCGGAGTGAGTTCCGTCCATACAGCGCCCTTAGCTGACAATCGTTCCGCAACCTGTTGCCGTGATCCAACATTGAATACAGTGACTTTATCCTTAAGTCGTTTACCTGTTTTCTCTGAGTATCGCTCCTCAACAATCGGCGGGAAAAGCGCCTGTAGATCACTTTCAATTTCATTCATGCGCTCCTTAAACTTGGCACACAGGATGTGACACAAACGCTGATCCAGTAGCCACCCGTTGCGTTCCTGATCCTGTATGATCCACTGCACCTGATGCTCTAGGTCTTGGGACTCTTTGGAGAACCCGTCTAGTTCCACCGTGAGACGGTTGTATACAGCCTCAGTGACTTCCGTATCACGTATGCAGTAGTCAATCATGGCAGGAGATAGCTGACTCCAATCCTCGTGGTCGCCCTTCGGGAACCCTAGGATGTTGCCCCAATTCCGCAGCGAGTGACCACCAGACCGACTAGGCTCTGCAAGTCTGGAGAGTACTAGAGTGTCAGTGACCATGCTCCGGTCAAAAGTAAAATTCCAAAGACGCTCGACCACAGGCACATCAAAGCCAATTCCGTTGTGGAAGACGAACGTAGCTTCCGCTTTACGTTGAACATAATCCTTGAAGTCTTTCTCATTACAGATTACCTCCGATACTCCGTTGTGGCGACAGACAGCACACCAGATGACGCTGGGGTTTAGTCCGTCAGTTTCAATGTCACAGAAGACTAAGTTAGTCATCTATTTGGGTTCCTGTTTACGTATGTATCTATAAATTGATAAACGTCCTTGCTTCTGTACCACTTTTGTTTCCCTTTAACTCTCCACCTGCCTGTAGTAGAAACGTAGTAGTACTTGTCTTTCACTAAAAATATAGCGTTATTGGTTTCAGTATAAGGAAGATCGTTTTCCTCAAAAGCAAGCATTGCGGAAAGCCTATCACAATTTGTAAGTTTGGGTTCCCCGTATACTTTTTCGCTTTCTCCCCAACGAGCAGACGCTTCCCTGTAATGCTTTATCTCTCTTTCCAACGCCTCTCTAAGCTGTTCTGTGTTACTCAAAACTCAGTCTCCGGTGGTGTAGGATTAGCACACTCGTGTATACGCCCAGTAAACTTGTCGTACCGTAGCCAGCAAGCGGGACCAGTTTCTCCAGAGTAACGGTTCTTCAGGATACGTACCGTGGTTGTGTTCCTGATGTCCTCGTCTGGATTCTGCTGGTCACGCTCCATGCCGATCACAATGTCGGAAAGCTGTGCAATGCTCTGGCTACCACGCAAGTCCTGAAGACTGATCCTACCTCCGTCCTCGTGTGCTGTGCCAGATGACCGCCGCAGGTGAGACACGAGGAACAGGGTGATACCTGTCTCTGCCACCAGTGTCCGCAGCTTAGTCATAATCTCGTCTATAGCTTTCCGTTCGTCCCCGTTCTCTTGAGAAGAAACCACGATTGACAGGTGGTCGAGGATGACATATCTGCAGTCACAGGCCTTTGCCATGTGCCGTACTCTTGAAAGAAGTTCATCGGCTGACGTTGATCCCCAGTGATCGAACAGGTAATAACGTCCAGACCCCATCGTTGCTTCCCAATGAGGTCTAAGGACATCAACAGGCGTGTCTTCCTCCAAATGCAGTCGCCTAGATGATGCCACCGACATAATTCCCAAAGCTGTCGTTGCGATGTCCTCCTCCAATGCAAGTACACCGATGTTGGCGTCTGTGCGTTGAAGCAGATCGTACTCAAGTTCTCTGATAAACTGGGACTTTCCCATACCAGAACCGCTAGTGATAGTGACGAGTTCGTAAGGTCTGTGTCCTCTTGTGATTTCATTTAGGCCTTCCCACGGGTAAGGTATGCTCTGCACCTGACGCTTGTTGACTAGCGCCTCCCAAGTGTCTGCACCAGCCACGATACCATCAGGGCGGTACACCTTTGCGTCCCACCAAGACTGAGTAAACTCCTGCACCCTGTTAGCCATGAGCATCTCACTGGCGTCCTTCAGGGGCAGACTGCATATCTTCAGCTTGTTGGGGCTGAACAGATCCTTGATCTGCTCTACCGCTAACTCCCCGGCCTTGTCTTGGTCAAAGCAGATGACCACGTTATCGTAGCCCTCAAGCCACTCTAGCTGTGCCTTGATCTCCTTCGACGCACCACTAGCACCAGACCGGAGTGATACCACATCGTACTTCTGTCCGAACATCTCGTAGACAGACATGGCGTCCAGTTCGCCCTCAGTGATCGTGATAAACTTACCCCTACCACGGCACTGCTTTTGACCAAACAACCCTACGTTGGACACAGTGCCTGACGACAGGAAGTCTTTGGTCTTGACTACGCGAGACTTGGCAGCTGCTAACTCACCAGTGTCTACGTCGTAGTAAGGGTAGTAGTGCCTAGCGATCTTACCGTTAGCGTCGTACTCCACCGTGACCTGATACTGCTTGACGGTCTTGGCAGACAAACGGCGCTCTGGTATCTCAGCTACCACTCCACCCATGTTTAGGTTACTAGGTGTTGTCACCTCAGTTTCTTCTCCTGTTTCACCGTTTACGTGATAGTCACAGTCGGCAGAAAAACAGTGGCGGCCACCGTTAGAGTAAACCGCCACATTGTTCCTACTACCGCACTTGGGACATTCCTCGTGGTGTAGGAATTTAGAGTCCATCAGAAGTCAACAGCCTCCGCTGTAGCCTCTGCTTCCTCTAGCACCTTCACAGCCTCCAGATACGTTGGAGTACCGTGGACGGGGTGTGCTGGACCCGTCTTGTACTTCAGACGCACACGGGAGTTATACGGAACCTCGCCCATGTACACATTGCCTTCAGCATCGTACAGACCAATGGTGTACTTGGACTTAAACTTGCGTTGCTTATTGCCCTCGTATTCCTTGATCTTGACACCCTGTGCCGCCAGTGTTGCCGCATCGTCCTCTGACATGGTGATTGTCATTGAGAATGCGCCTGTGTCCTGACCGTTGTACACATCGTGCTTGGTGACGTTGCTGAAGTTCGTTAATTAACTGTACCCGAAGGTACACCAATAGTATACCACACTCTTTCTGGTATTGCAACCCTCCTCACTACTGTAGTACTTATGTAGTATTACCCATTAGTTTATATCTTTAGTTTATATCTTTAGTTTATATCTCTAGTAGTCCTTAAGACTACTTAGTATGTTATCATAGTTCTCCTGTAATTGCAACACATCATCCTGTGATAAATTACCACTATCAGGTATTGACTCCATGTTGTCTAGTTCCCAGTGGGTAGTGATAGACACCGTTAGACACTCTGCACACAGGTCGTAGTGTATACCGTTGGCGTCCTTCTTCAGGACTTCTAGATCGTCCAAGATCACATCACACGCTTTACACCTCATCCTTCGTCCTCCGGTCCAAACACTTGTGAGTATGCCTTGCACAGCTCGTTGTAGCTCTTTGCCCTGTAGCGGTCCCTGATAACACCACGGGCCATAGCGACCACCGTAGCAAAGTCAATGAAGTTAAACTCAAACTCTGTTAGGTCTTGTATCATCTGCTCCTGTGACAGATCAGGCTCGTTGTGATCGTACATAATCAGTCTCCAAATATGTAATAAGTGATTATAC